ATCGCACTTGAGACCGACAGCCATGTAGCGGAGCTTGCCAAGAAGCGTGTCGATGTTAGAGGAGCCGAAGTGGTCGTAACACCACCACCCTTCAGCCATGACTTCCTCAAAGGCTTTCTTCATGTCGGCCTCAGGGACCGAACGGAAGACCTCAGGAAGATGGATGGGCTTGTTCAGATGGATTCCGATATACCGTCGGGCGTTACGAGCAGGCGACTCTTCGAGAGCCATAATGCCAAGATTGAGGCCATGCGCCATCTTGAGGTGATACGCTATCTCGTTGACGATGGTGGACTTGCCGATACCTGACCCTGCCGTAAAGAGGTACAGTTCACCTTTACGAAGTCCGTGAAACTTAGCGTCCAGTTCTTCATAAGGGATACTGTAGCCATCCGCAGGAGGTTTGAGCAGGTCTTCCCAGAGGTCACGTCCAGCACGGATGCCGTCAGGTCTGTACTCATCAGCGTTCCAGATAGCCCGTATGACAGCCTCCCCCTGCCCTTCAAGAAGGCAAGCATTGGCGTCTTTACAGGGGAGCTTAGCGAGGAAAACCTTACCCACAGGCAGAAGAGCGGCTACTTCCTGAGAAGCCTTTCGACCGGGTTCATCCATATCGAACATGAGGATTATCTCAGAGAAGCTGGACACCCATTCAAGGTTGTCGTTGATTGCCTTAGCCGCTGACTGAGCACCATTCGGCAAACTGACAACAGGCCACTTGTTACCTTGGAGCTGACTGACCGAAAGGCAGTCGATTTCACCCTCGGTAATCACGAGCTTTTTACCCCCTCGCTTCCAAAGGTGCTGACCAAAAAGCCTGACACCTTTAGAGTCCCCAATCCAACGGAACTCCTTACCCTCCATACGAATGTGCTGAGAGATAAGAGAACCTTCCTGATTGAAGTACGGCGCAACCTGACAGAGAACACCGTGATAACGGGAGATACCGTAGCCGAAGACCTGACAGGTTTCTTGCGTGATTCCACGGCTCTTCAAGGGGCGGTAGGTCACATCAAGAAGATTTGCAGTACGGCGGGAATAAGAAGAGGAGGATTCGTTATCGGAACCCTCCCCTTTCTCGTGATAGCCGCAACAGAAACAATGTGCGTGACCATCAGAATACCTTGCCAGATTGTTGCCATCCACATCGCCGCCTGTTTCACGGCATTGCGGACACGGTTCGTGACGAAGGAATACAGAAGACCCTTCGTCGAGATGGTCGCTCATTGTTCAACTCCTTTAGGCTTTGGTAAAAATGGTATCGAAAGCTGTCCTGCTCTTCTTGTCCGGCTTATGCGTAAGCCATTCGGCAGGAAGACTAGGCCCCTTGGCGCACAGAAATCCGTTCTTTTTGCACCAGCTTTCATGGGTAAGGGTCTTAGTCAGCTTCGTGGTAAGACTCTGGAAGAGAATACGGATGTCGAGGTCGGGATAGTGACGCTTCACCCTGAGCATCTTAGCGCGGTCTTCTTCAGTGAAGCGACCTTTGACTTCAAGGATGATGGCCTGTTCAGGCAGTACGAAGTCAGGCTTATAGTTGGCTGTGATATTCACAGGGTAAGGCAGAGAACAAGGTTCATGGAGGGCGTCTTCAGGAAGGCTCGAAGCAACCTGAGCTTCAAAACCTGACCGATAGCCAGTCTCATCGCGTGTCTTGTTCCACTTCCTATGAAGAGCGGCGTACCCCATTAGAAATCGACATCATCCGGGATGTCGGAAGATTCGGAAGGACGGGCTTCGTAGTGACAGCCATCAGGACCGCAGTGCATGGAGCCAGTTTCGGTATCGGTATCGTCTTCCATATCAGAAGCGGTAAAGCCTTCTTCGGAAGCGGCGAAACCGTAGTCAGATGCAGAGCGTTCACCATGCTTATTGAGGCGGACCACCTGAAGCGCGTTCAGGAACAGGGAGAGACCACCCATGCCCTGACCTTCAACGAAGTAAGGGGCAGTGGTGAAGGAAACGCAGACAGCGGAGCCATTACCCGGCTCTTCCTTCAGGGTGACTCGCTGATTCATAGAGTCGAAAACGGGAACAGAACGAGCACGTTTCTTGCCGGTAGTCTTATCCTTGAGAAACGCGCCAGTCTTGAACTTCCAGCGATAGTTGCCAGTCGGTTCATCGTCCTTGTCGTATTCAGGCTCACACAGAGCGTTGAAAGTGAGGTCGCCCAGCTTTTCGCGGGTGGCTCTCTTCAGCTTACCGAACTCTTCCTGCGCGTATTCACGGGCGTCTTCGAGGTCGTCTTTCAGCTTGCTCTTCAGGATGGCGGTAGCATCAGCGTCAAGGATGAGGGTAAGGGAAAACTGACCTTCCTTTACAGGAAACTTTTCAGTGCCGTAGTCGGGTTCGACAACGTGAACGAACAGAGCCGAGCCGAGAGGGGTACAGTAGGTACGTTTCTTCTTGGAGTCTTTGGTAGGAGCCATGAAAATTCCTTTTGAAATTTGGTTTGAAGTTATGCGGGGCGAGGGCCGTCATCATCACCACTATGAGTGAAGAGATATGCGGCGAAGAGGAGAAGGAAGACGATGTAGAGACAGAAGACGATAGGGTCTCCACAGAAAGGAGAAGGAGGAACAGGAGCCATAAGCTATCTACAGGTCGTAGGCTTTATCGAAACAGCGAATAGCGAGATAGAGACCACCAATGCTGACAAGCCAGCCTACGGAACTGGGAATGTCGGGGAGCTTATCGAAAGGGAAATCCTGAGAGGTGAGCCAGATGACGAAGGAAGTTTCGATGAGCATGAGACCCGCAGTAGTGAAGCCCAGCATGATGAGGAGCGGCTTGAGACTGTGACGCCAAGCAGGGTACAGCTTCAGACTGACGAAATCTTTCGCCTTAGAGCACAGCGCGTTGAGACGCGAACGAATGGACATAGGTTCTCCTAAAGACGTTTGAGGATAGTGAGGGAAAGCATGAGAGGCGGGACGAGAATGATGAGAGTGGCTACCGTGTACTGAAGGACATCGACAGCGAACGCTTTCAGTCTCTTGAGGCTTCTCTTGAGTTTCTCAGAAAATTTCATACGAGCATCTCCTTTTCGATGAAGTCTCGAACAGCGCGGTATTCAGGAATCCAGTTTTCACCGTCGGTCATGGCGTTCTTGGCATACATGAGCAGGTCGGGAATATGGATGCCAGTAAGCTCAGAGACGAGAATGAAGGAGGCGCAGAGACCAGACAGCATAGCCCCTTTGGACATCTGAAAATCCTGAAGGGAAGACACGACTGCCATAGCCGCTCGTGCGGAGTGCCTCTGGTTCGCAGATGCCATCTGCTGTCGGAGGGTTACAGGGTCAATCATGGGAAGCTCCTCTTAGGTGGGAATGTATATGGAGGAGGGAGTGGGATTCGCACCCACGAGACGGGTTGTCCGTCTAGCGGTTTTCAAGACCGCCGCAATCAGCTACTCTGCCATCCCTCCCCGTTGAAAAAGAAAATGGGCCGATTTTGGGAAACCCAAAGCCGACCCTGCAAAGACCCATAAAGGTCTTTCTGAACTCGAAAGAATCATAAGACATCTAAAGGATACGTTTCTTAAATATCTTCATAAAGAAATCCCTTAAGAAGGGGTTGTTTACGAAGTCGTTAAGAAACCTTTAGGGAATCGTAAGATGTCTTAAGAGGAGAGAAGGATGCTCTTTCTCTCATATATATGTCCACTAATTGAACATACTGATTTTATTCATAATTTTTCACGTTCAACTTTCATCCTTTAAATAAAGAAGACCCTTACCCTGTTTCCAAGGTAAGGGCCTGTCATAGGGAGGTTGCCCTCCTATCTCAGCTTAGGCGAAGAAGAAAAGCGACTGCTTCACCGCCTCCACATCAAGAGAGCCGAAGCCCGGTCTTTTCGGAAGGTCTTCAGGTTTGAGGTCAGGATTACGGTCGAGGAGCTTACGCTCGAACTCAGCGAGAATATCGGTATTTCCGCCGAACATCGACACAAAGGTTTCACGCAGGGTCTTTGCCAAAACCTCTGCTTCTGCGGCATGAGTTCCGTAGGAGTCGTGAATCATAGCGAAGGAATGGACGCCTCGTTCGGAACTGGCACACACCGTCCGCATGAGAGCGGAGGCGTCAAGCGAATGAACGAAGTTGGGGCTGACCGAGTTGGCCTGCTTTACCTTATTATATCCGTTTTCTTGTCCGGGAAGGGCTATTTTGATGAGCGTGTCTCCTATAAGGGTGTTTACACGCTCCGTGTCATACTTCTTATATCCCTGTTTGATAGGAAGTCCCGAAGGAGTCTCCCAGTACAGAGGTTTGTTGAGTTTCGACACAGCCCTTGCAACTCCCTGAAGGTAATCCATAGCGGCCCTAGCCTTGATGACGGTCGTGCCGATAGCATCCCAGATGTACTGAGCGAGGACGATGGAAATACGATTGAACTCGTGGTTATCAGGCCACTGAGCCACGTCTTTCATCCAGACACGGGTGTATTCGATACACGACTGCATCGTGCCTCCATAAGGAAGCACCATGACCTGTCTTTTGGTGGTCTTTCTGGAGATAGGGAGCTGAAGAAGAATCTGCGCGTCTCTGTAAGCATTGAACGTGAGCTTACCAGAGGAAGAAGAAATGTCATAATCTTTCGCTGGGTTATTTGCATCTTCTTCAAGTCTTACTTTAACTTTCTGCGCCACGATTCCGTAGATGTCCTGCGGAGTATCCATCGGGACAAGGTTCACAGCGGCCCCGCCTACTTCATCTCGGAGGATGAGCGAGAAAATCTGAAGGCCGTTGCAAGTACCGTCCATTGCTATCGGCAAGGAGGAACGAAACTCCAACCCCTCCTTCACATATCCTGCCCACTCGAAGCAAGCGGCAAGGAAGCAGAAAGGAGAGTCTGCATCCTGCCAGAAGCGATTATTGAGCGGGTCTTCAGCACAGGCAAGGATTTCTTCTTGATGCTGGAGCGTCCACGAATAGCGGTCGTCGAGACTGACCTTATCGTTCCCCCATGCGTTGCTGGTATGGATAGCCAACCACTTCACAGCCTGCATGGACCCCAGAGGCTTCGCTTCAGCAAAGCGCAGGAGACCTTTTGCAAGGTCAGTTCCCTGAGGGGTCAGGAAGGCAGGTATGGTGTAGATGCGCCCTCTGAAGTCAAGCTGGTACGGATAAAAGAAGCGTTCATGCTTGCCCATCGTGCTGGCGATTTTGAGGGTCTTAGCGATGGCGATACGCTTCCCCATCTCGGCGGCATTGAGTTCTCTGATTTCCTTAGCGGCCTTTTTCCAGCTCAGAAACGTCTCCTTATCGCAGGTGTCGAGACATTCATGCCGAACCAGAGCTGAGGCCGATTCAGTGATGTCAGCACCACAGACAGGACAGACAGGGAGGTGGTGGGCATCCTGAGGCGGCAGACCTGCACAATCCCCTCCGTTGTTCCAGACGTACTCAGCGACTTCAAGGACACGAGCGTTCACAGCCCATGCGGTAGCCTGAAGAGCGTTGACAGCCTGTCGTGCCTCTTCAACATGATGTCCACGGATAAGGACATCAAGAGCGGCAAGGTATTCTTTATCACGGGTCTTTACCATCGGAGTCGAAAGCATCGGGTTCTGGAACCAGTAGCCCCCTTCCCAGACAGACTG